ATCGGCTTACAGGAACATCCAGATCCCATGTATCAAGCTCAGCCACTAACTCATATGCATTTGTTTCATTATTCAATTTAAATCCAATATCATTTCTAATAGAAATCTCTGCTTCCACCGTAGGATGATCCTTAGCATGAGATCCATTAACAACTAACACTTGATTCTCTTGAACTTCATGTCCCATGAGTTCCAATGCTTCAATCAAATAAGGTCTTTCTTTAATTTTAGTCTTGATGCATGTGAAGTGAGACATGATCCTCGATAGTTTGTTTTTGCTGATAATACTCTGGTTTATGTTCAACTCTCTGAACTACTCCCAGTTTCTCTTCAATATTCCTAGTTAGGCTTTCACATTCATTACCAACAACACCAATAACCTCTTCAGTTACTGTGCCATCTTGTTTAATAGTAAATTTAATGATTTGTTGTGGCATTTTTTACATTATAATGTTAAGTTTATTTATTATAATCCTGGTATGTAATGTTGATACTTTTGGACCTGAGGCATTATATCCTCCTCCACTCTCTCAACAATATCATCAATAATATCCACATCCAAATCCATAAAAGGTGGAACGATACCAAGAATCCTAAGCAATCCATCAAGAAATAATGCAAGACAAATCAATCCAAGAATCATACTGATGATGGTTGCATTACGATTATGCTTCCTCATCAACTCAGCATCCATCTCCTTGGCCTCAACAACTGCGGCCTGGATTAGCATGTTTACTTCTTCTTTGGTGTATACATTATCAATGGGTGCCATTAGCGAATCTCAAAATCAAGTTTACGGACCTTACGCTTTCGTCTTTCTTCCTGAAAACTTAAATCCTGAGGTGAAAGAACTTCATTATTCTTCTTTTTCTTCTCAGAGCTTATCATAATAACCCTACTCAAGTCAAGAGCAGTCACACTATCCCCCTTAACAGTCATCATATTAGGACAACCACAAGATTGACTCCTTCCGGACTGACTACTACTTATCTCTTTTTGACACTCACGACATCTTACTACTAACATAGGATTTTAACAATTTACTTATCCTTAATATCATATTCAATTACTATCTTCTTACTACTGTTACCAGTTTGATCTAATGTAGTAAGATATTGTATTTTTCCACCAATATCTTCTACTATTTTTTCTAACATCTCACGATAATCATCTGGTAATAACGTCATTTTATTCTATAAAAAGTCGGGTCTTACACGGAGAGGAAGTGGTGGTGGTCTCCCCGATGCCCAATACAGAAATTATAACCTATCAATATTTATATGTCAATAGCCCTCCTCATCAGTCTCCAATGACATAATTTCTAATTCCTCAATATCATCAAGTTCAATCCATTCTTCAAACTCTTTATAGATTGCATCCTTATCCCCTATTGTCTTTGCCGTTTCCAACTTATCTATTGACCACGCCCTAACATGAGAAACAATTTCATCCGTCGTGTCCAGTTTCATAATAATCTTTTCGGAAATATCTTGAGAGGATGTTGCTATTGTAGTACTTGGGGACTCCATCGTCAAGTCCCTCTGTAAGGACATTGTTACAGAAGAGTTGTCTGGTCTCTTCGTAGTTTGTCTTGCCTTTTGTATCATGTAATGATAAGATAGTTCGGCTAAAATTTTGTCTACCCAAGTGCTGAATCTCTTCTTTAAGTTCGGGACAAGACCCATAATACTTCTTCCAATCTGATTCCGATTTTACTTTTCGCTTTTTTCCCTTTGGAGTTCTAAATTGCCAAAAATACTTTCGACCAATGTACTCTCGTAAGTTCGTGAGATTGGTAATGTTATAAACAAAACCAAAGTGGTCGAGAATATCATCAGAGTTAAAAACTTTGTCATTATAAGTCCAGGGATTTTCATATTCAATACACATCAACCTCTAATACATCTATTATACCATTATTTAGAATTTAATACAAAAGATAATTTTTGTGGTATAATTCTTATAAATAATTCATGTAGCAAAGGATATAGCTATGAACGGAGCAATGCACAAAGTAGACATGCAATCAAGAGCTTTGAAGCTTAAAAACGAACTCTATGAACGTTGCGAAAAGCATGAAATGACTGAACAAGAATGTCGAGGTGCTGATGAATACCTCAATAAAGTGCTAGATGTTGTAGACGAATTCTCTTATTAAAATTCATTAGATCTATCATAATCCGCACCCAATCCAGTTAACGGATGGGGTTGTGGAGCCCCATACCTTTCTCTAATTCTAGCAAATGCTCTGTTCCATTCAGGAGAATTTTGTTCTTCACGGAACATATTATTCTTACTAAAATAAGCAAGCAATTCACTATCACTCATATTATCAAACCCTCTAGAGTTTGAATCCGCTGAAAGTATCGGCTTTAACATCCTGTTTAATACCACCCACTACATAACTTTCAACTTCCGTTTCCTGTGGCGCTACCTGGAGTCCTTTAGAAGAGATCCAGTGCTGCGTCCAAGGCAATGGATTATTTTTTGCAGCAATATCATATTGTGGTTTAAGTCCAATTGCCTTTAATCTTTTGTTAGCAATCCACTCAACATATTGCTGAAGGAGTTTATCATTCAAACCAATCATACTACCATTCTTAAAGAGATAGTCTGCCCATGCCTTCTCTTCATTAACACACAAATCAAACTGTTTGTATGTCCACTCCTCTTCTTCCTTCATTATAGTAACCATCTCAGGATCATCACCTTTAGCCCAATTGTTTAAGATGGTTTGAGTAAGTACAAGATGTTGATTCTCATCTCTTGCTATGAGCGAAATGATTTTCGCACTGCCTTCCATAAGCTTAAGCTCACCAAAAGCAAAGGAACAAGCAAAACTAACATAGAAACGTATTCCTTCCAGTATGTTAACATTGGCAACTGCCCGATAGAGTTTTCTTTTTAATTCTTTAATATCCCATTGTGCAGTTGGAGAATCTTTAAAATCTGGTCTCCATTGATTACCTGTTCCATATTCCTGTGCTTCATTAATAAAGTCATCATATGCTTCCGTAACACTCCTAGATCGTTTCAATATCTTCTCATCTCTAAGAATAGTATCAAACACCTCACTAGGATCTGAATATACATTCTTAATGATATAGGTATAGGATCTACTATGAATCATCTCCATGAATCCCCATACTTCCATACATGCTTCCAATTCAGGTAAGGAACAGTAAGGAATAAATGCCATACCAGGACCACGGCCTTGTACAGAATCAAGCATTATCTGATACTTCAGGTTAGAAGAATAGATATGCTTCTGTTCTGGTCTTAATGTTTGATAATCTCCTCTATCTTTCTGAAGAGATACTTCTTCTGGTCTCCAAAAATATCCCAACTGTTGTGTTGTCAGTCTATCAAACTGTGGATACTTATATGAATCATAACGTTGAACACCAAGGGGTTTACCAAAAAACATTGGTTGCTTCTTGGTATCAACTTCTTCCGTATTGAATACGGTCATTCCTTTTATATCAGACTGCACAGGATTCACACTCCCCTTCATCAGCGGTACTCAATTCATCAAGTAGACTATTTAACTTAGAGTTTCCTTGGAACCCTACTTCCTCAATATTATCATGCCAACCAATAGGATGTGCTGGTTGTTCATCACTCTTAGCATCATAAGTGTTCTGGTAATAAGATGTCTTCCAACCTAACTTATATGTGGTCAAAAGATCCTGGGCCATCACGCTAACAGGAACTTCAGCGTCCGGGTAATGCTGCGGATTATAGGACCAGTTTCCAGAAATCGCTTGATCAAAGAACTTCTGCATAACTGCAACAATATTAATATACCCAGTATTCCCAGGCATATCCCAAAGGAGTGTATAATTTGACTTAAGACTTCCATATTGGGGGACTATCTGCTTAAGAGGCCCTTTCTTTGATTTTTTAACGGACAAGTATGCTCTAGGAGGTTCGATTCCGTTTGTGGCATTTGACACAACGGAACTGCTCTCCGAAGGCATTTGTGCGGACAATGTTGAGTGCCGTAAACCGTGTTCCAAGATAGCCATTCTAAGAGATTCCCAGTCATGTTGCAACTCCTGGTTACAAATTTCATCAACATCCTTCTTATATGTATCTATTGGTAGAATACCATCAGCATACTTAGTCCTTCCAAAGTTTTCACAGTGTCCTTTCTCCTTGGCAATCTCATTAGATGCCTTTAAAAGGTAATACTGGAAGGACTCAGAAAGTCCATGTACAGCATCCCATGCCTCCTGTGATTCATACTTATGACCCAGTTTAGCAAGATAATGTGCCAAACCAATGAAACCTACTCCAAGCGATCTCCGTGCCTTTGTGGCTCTTTCTGCAGCAAGTACAGGATATCCTTGGTAGTCAATCAGTTCCTCTAGACCACGAACTGAAAGGTCACATAACTCTTCCAATTCCTCATCAGACTTAACTTTACCTACATTAATAGCAGAAAGAATACAAAGAGAAATTTCTCCTAAATTATCATCAATATGACTAATAGGTGTAGTAGGTAGAGTGATCTCCTGACAAAGATTACTCATACTAATCTTATCCTTAAAGGAAGAGTGACTATTACAGTGGTCAATATTCATAATATAGATTCTTCCAGTCTCAGCTCTCTCCTTTAATAGATCTAGGATGAGTTCTTGAGCTCCAATGGTGGTCTTGGGGATGGATTCATCTGATTCATATACATCATATAACTCATCAAAACTATCGGTCCCAAAACTCTCATACAAACCAGGAACATCATGAGGGGAAAAAAGCGTGATTTCCTTATCTTCGATAAAACGTTCATAAAAAAGTTTGGAAATCTGTATGCTGTAGTCTAACTTTCGGACTCTGTTGTCGTCGGTTCCTTTGTTGTTTTTGAGGACGATGATGTCTCGGATCTCTTGGTGCCAGATAGGAAAATGGACAGTTGCCGATCCACCTCTGATACCATTTTGAGTACAACATCTGACAGTGCTCTCAAACTTTTTGAGGAAGGGGACCACACCTGTGTGTTGTACTTCACCCCCTCTAATCTTGGCGTTAATACCTCTGATTCTCCCGGCGTTAATACCGATACCAGCCCTCTGTGCAACGTATTTGCCAATAGCCATGTCAGAGCTAAAAATAGAATCGAGGGTGTCATCACTATCAACCAGAACACAAGATGCAAATTGACGAATAGGGGTCCGTACTCCCGCCATGATCGGGGTTGGGATGTTGATTCGGTGTCTGCTGATTGCGTCGTAGTATCTTCGGACATAATTCATTCTCCTTTCTTTAGGGTATTCTTGAAATATTGTTAGCGCGATCATGATGTACATGAATTGTGGAGTTTCGTACACTCCACCGCCACTTCTATCTTGTACCAAGTATTTATCGACTACTTGACGTAATCCGGCATAAGTAAACAAAAAGTCACGATCATGATCTAGAAAAGATTCTGCTTTAGCAATCTCTTCTTTAGAATACTTCGTAAAAATATCCTTATCATAAAGATCTTGATACGCAAGTTTCATTACATGATCTTCCAATGAAGGAAGTTCTCTCATCCTTCCATAAAGATTCTTTCTGAGTGCAAAGAGGAGGAGTCGTGCAGCAACAAATTGATAATTAGGATGATCTAAATCAATAAGATCACTAGCAGACTTGATGAGAATTTCTTGAATCTCAGAAGTCGTGATACCATCATAAAATTGTATGCCAGATTGTATTTCAACTTGACTAGCAGAGACACCTGCGAGACCTTTACATGCCTCATCTACCATCTTATGCATCTTTTCTAGATGCAAAGGTTCAATAGAACCATTTCTTTTTTTAACCTTGGTGCCGTTGCTCATATCCTTTTCCAGGTGGTAAACTTGAGTTTTGCTTCTAAGCCATCATATGTATTTGATTCTATCACGTTCTGCACATCATGTCCAGATAAAACCATATCATTTATATCCTTCTCTCTTATGTTACTGGGCCAGATGACGGTTCGGTCACCTCGCTCAATGCATCGTTCGACTCTGGCGACAATTTCTCTATTACGCGGCTCGTTATCATATACAAATACAATACTGCTTCCTTGGAGACATGCCACGTCACCGTCGCTGCCACATAAAGCCACGCTGTTATTAAGAAAACAGCTGTCAAACGGTCCTTCGACCACGTAGACTGGAGATTTTTTACTGATAGTGTCAAGTCCATAGATTTTCGGTGCCTCCTCATTAAGCATTACGGTAATGTATTTAACCTTGTTCGGACCCAAGGATCTTCCCTGAAATCCAATTATTGTATTAAGATAAACCAAAGGAATAATTATCCTCGGTTCATCATAAGTTACGTCATCAAACGTCCATTTCTGGGTATTTGTCCATTGTCTAAATCGATCCGTATAATAGAATTTAGTCGGATCTAAATTTCTCCTTTCAAGGTATTCTTTTGCTGCTGGATTTGCATCTGCTGTAGGTAAATTTAGTTTTGGTTTAAACTTTGGTGCCTCGAATTCAAATTTTGGTTCTTCAACAACAAAGTTCTTTCCTGTATTACCATCCTTAAATTTTTCTAAAACATATTGCTTATGAAGTGTTGTATCAATCTGCTTCAGAAAATTATTAAATGACATCGAAGCACCACAATTATGGCACTTAAAATTTACATTCGCTTTTATTCCGTAAAGAAAACCTCTTGCCTTGTTTCTATGCTTCTGTGAATCTCCACAAATAGGACATCTAAAATTATAAAGATTATTTTTTACCTTTTTAAATTTGGAAAGCCTATGAGACATCTCATTGATGTATTTAACATCAACAAAATCCATAATAAATTACTTTGCAATTTGTTCTATTCTAACTTCTGCCGGTTCTGATGTCAAGGTAGCAAATGCTTTCTGACCAATAGGCGACACAATAAAACTTATTATAGCAATCGCACCAGCAATTGTCCACATCTTCTTCTCTATGGTACGAAGACGATCATCTACTAACTTAAAATCTCTAGAATAATCTTCTCTTATAGATGCTGCATGTTGATGCAAATCTTTATGTAGATGCTCTATCTTTTCAAAAAGAACTGCATCGATTCGGTCCTGCTTCTCTAATTTCTCATCATGGACAGCAAGCAGTTTGCCCATTTGAATGTTACTGTCAACGAACTTCTCTACAATAGCGTCGTTAACTCTCATCCTTTGGTTTCCAATTCTTTCTAATACCTTTTGTCCAAATATATCTTGGTCTCTTTCTCTTTTCCATCTTACCCATTACTGGGTCAAATCCTGCAGTTGGTCCTTTAGCAGGAGCAGCATTACTAAATCCAGGTTTACCAGGAGTACTACCAGTGCTCATAGTAGGAGCTTCCTCTCCCAAATAGTTACGAACTACCTCAATAATTTTATCAATCTTCTTGTTTGCCATTATTGTAAATCTTGTAAAGTTCTTTCATAGAATCTAAATCTACTTGAATATCATGAATCTCAGATTGAGGATATTCAGGTAACTTATTTAGAAAAATGATAAAAGCTTTCATAACTGGCCACAAATCCTTCTCTATCTTATAGAATAGCATCGGAGTTGTTGCTTCACCAAAAATATTATAAAGGATGATAAAATGATTCAATAGCAGGTGAGTTTTTAATTCACCTGTATTTTTATACCGTTTCAATAATCTTTTAATATATTTAAAATGATTAAGATCACGCTCAAAATCCTTCTTCGTTACCGCTTGAGGATTTTCATAATATTTTATGGCAAATAAGAGGAAGTTATCCTCATTCAGATGGTCAAAAAGCATATTATAATTTCGCTACGTTGTTATTTATGCGTCAGTAGGATAAAGAATGCTATCAGCACCAGTTGTAATACCAGCAGTAGATCCGCTGTTACCAATTGCTACCAAAATCTCACTCTTAACTCTTAGATTACCGCCTGTATCCATATAAGTTGTAACACCAACCCATCCAGTACCATTAGTTCTGTATGGTGAGTTGACATCCATCATGTCTTCTACAGCAATACCATAAACCTGACTATCGTATCCACCAGCTAATCTATTGAATGTTACTGCAGTACCAGCAGCAATATCAGCAGTGATAGTAGATGCCAAACTTACAACAAAGTTACTCTTAAATAGAATCTTAGTGCCTGCAGCATACTGATTTGATCCAATCTGACCATCTAAAGTAACTTCAGTAGCCGCAATTCCAGTAATTGTCTTAATGGCATCTGAGTTAAGATAATCAATAACCGTATCACCCAAATTAATACCGGCAGGTGCAACAACTGGTAGTTGATCAGTAAGTGCTATACCAATGGTATCAGTAAGGACTGTACAAGAACCAACACCAGTAATCAGAATATTATTTCCATCGTTTACGAAGGTATCACTTGTGCTAAGTTGAAGGTCTGCAATATTTGCATCAAGACTAATAAATGCTGTTCCAACACCTGAAGCGCGGACATCACCAGTTGCTCCACTATCTCCGGCACTCGATGCAATTGTCGCTCCTTGATAGAAGGTATACTCCTTATCACCATCTCTGTTATTACTCCACTGAGGACTAAGAGTAGTATATGAAGGAAGTTGACTGATATAGAAACTTGTACCAGCAATAGCGGCACCAGACAATCCTGAAGTAGATCCAATTGTCAATTGCGTTGCTGAAGTAATACCAGAAATTACGGCATCTCCAAAATAAACTGCACCGTCTACACCATTACGAAGTCCAAATCTAATTACATCTCCCGTCTGGGCAGATCCAACTGCATTAAAAGCAGTTCCGTTTCCATTGACTGTTAAGGCAGTATCGCCATAATCATTGCTGGTGTATGCTAGGGTCACAATTCCAGCGGAAGTGACGGCATCGTTATTTCCCCAAAGTGCCATGTTACTCTCTCGTTAATAATTCTTTTGCTAATGAATATTTATAAAAGAGAATA